GTTGTCGGCTGCGGAGGTTGGGATTTTGTTAATGCTTTTGAAATATTCTCCATATAGTTTTGGGTTGGCTTTTACTTGTTGAACTTCATTATAATACTTTTCAAAATTGCTTTCTCTGAACAAAGTCGTTGGGCAGAGGTAACCTGCCATAGTGGGGTTGTTCTTCCATTGAATGGTTTTCAGCTGGATGACTTCCACGATTTCCTGCGGGGTAAATTCCGCCTTTAAAAGCGCTTTAATTTTGGTTAAATTACTCTTTATCGGTCGGAACTTAGAGCCTGTGATTTCGTTGAGGTTTTCTAATATCTCCAGCTCTGGCGTGTGTAGTTCGGCTTCCATATTTTCTAATTTAAAATTATCGTTTCTTCTACGAGGCTCTCTGCGAGCCTTTTGGCAAAATTCAAGTCTTTTTGAGCATTTAGAAAAGCGTTATAAAGACTTGTCAGTCTCTCGGCAGGGATTTTGTTAAAATCATCTTCTTTTGCAGCTCTACAAGCGATAGCCTTAACATATTCAATGCTTGGTTTTTTGTTCATCTTCTCAAATACCCCGAAGATAGCTGCTATCAGCCTTTTTCGCTTTTTGTCTAGCTCTTGGGACTTCGCTGAAGCTCTTTTGTTCAACTCGTAATACAACTCATTTATTTCAACCTCTGTAAGCTCTTTCGCAGAGCTGGTGCGTCCATTGGTAAAGTTGTAGATGATTTCTCCTCGTTGCTCCTGTATTCCTTGCTTGGAGAGGGAGGTCATCAGTGCTTTGAGTGTTGCCATTTTATAAATTTCTTTGAAAATTGTATTTTGCTCCGCTCGGGGGCTTGAACCCCGATGCCTGCCTGTGCGGAAAGATTGGGATTTAATCCTCTCGTTTTGAAGCATCCAGCATTATTGCAAAATCAGAGATAAGCTCTCTTAATACTTCTTGATATTCTTCTTTGCTAAGTTCTTTTGTTTCTCTCTCGAAAAACTCTTTTACTGCTTCTGTGATTTCTTCTATTTTGTCCATTTTTAAATTATTTTTAAAGGTTATGTTACTCAGTATACATAGCTTTTACAGCAAACATGCACGCCTCCTCTAATTTTGTCTGTGCAAGGGAAATAAGCCTTTGCTTTTCTCCACTTGCGGGAGTAGTATTTTTATCGCCTCTCTGTTGTTCCAGCCCGTCTATGATTTCTGCGATACGCTTCCTTGTGGTCTCTACTATCATTGGCTCCATTTCTCTGTTTCTTAGACCACACCTTTTCTGTCCTATTGTCATTTTAAATTAGTTTTAAAGGTCATTTAAATTACTCTTGTGGAAGCAGGAAACTCAAATCAATATCCTTTGAAAGCTCTGCACTGGTCATGGATAAAGGCAGGTTTCTTTCTATCCCTACACCATCTACTTCCCACGCTTCTATAAACCATTTGGATAATTTCGGTTTGTAGGCATTCTGGATGATTTCCACCCCTTTCTGAAAGTCCGTATCTGGATAATCTCTATCGGCAATTTGTCTCAGTTCCAAAACTTTTTTACTATCCAGATCCCCTTTGCCGTTTCTTTGTAAAAGGCGGTAAATAGATGCTACTAATTTTTTAGAGTTTTCATCCTTAACCAATGTTCCTAAGAACTTGTGCACCATTTCCAAACCATATCCTGCCTCATCGGTGTAGCCGTCTGTAATTCGGTAACCCAGTTTGATACTCTGTTTTCCGTGAGTAATGGTGTGGCTTTGCTGGTTTTTAGCCTTAATGCCCATTGTCTCAATTTTCAGCTTCAAATAATCTTCAAAAGTTCGGAAAGTGACCTCCTTTATTTTTGTAATATCATCCGAAACGCTTTTAAGGAGTTCAAACATTGTTGGCACCGTTCCTGCTGCCAAGTCTTCCAATGCTTTTAAATCTTGGGCTTTTTTCTCTTTCTTGGCTTTTTCCTCCTCTTTTAGTTGGTTTTGTAAAGCCTTTTTCTGCTCATCTGTGAGCTGTGCTAAATCTATTGTTGTCATAATCTTTTATTTTTTTGGTTCTAATTTCTTTTTTAAAGTTTTTGTAAGGATTCGCAGCCTTGCAGTTCTGGAGTAAGATTACTATCACTACGACTGCAAGCATTCTATAAATCATCGAGATCATCATAATAAAGGGTTATCAATAGAATAGATATGAATGAAGTATAAGTAAGGGTTACTATTCCCCACATTATGTCCTGCTGCCAACAAAGAAAACTCAACAAAAGCCCTATTAAAGCGATTAAAAGAGTGCTTTCCTTTCTGAATATATCAAACAGTTTTAAGATATAAACAGCGTGGGCTAATAATAGTATCATTAATGTTATCATCTCTTTATTTTTCTTGTTCTTCTAATAATTGTTTTTGTCTCTCTAGTAATCCTTCAAGCTGGTGCTGTAGTTCTTTCCATTCGGCAAGGCTTTCCGCCTCTTCCATTTGTTTCTCTATTTCTTTTATCATTACTTCCAACTCCTCAAGGTTTGGCTCAAATAGTTCTGTCATATCTTTTTGTTTTTTATTAGTTATAAGGTTTCCATTTCATTCGCAGTGCTCTCATGAACACATCGTTTATTTTCTTCTCCAGCTTCTCGGGCTGGGTAAACTCTTCGCCTTGCAAAATCTTAGACCTTTCAAGTTGGATATACATCCTTTCAAATGATGTAAATACCCGTTCGTATTGGCTATCAAACTGCAAGACCTTTAATAATATATCGTCTCTATTCATATTGTTTAATTTTGATATCCTTGTAATTCTTCGTATCTTTCTTCCCAGATAACATAAGGGTTTTTTCTTCCGTATTTTCTTCCTTTGTTATATGCTCCATAAGCATCTGTTCTTACTTTCATGTTAGCATCATGCATTATATCAAACTCTAATTGGTCTTCAGGGTTGTTTCCTCTTGCATGAGCTGTTATGATGAATATTTTTTTAGGGAATAATTTTCTTACCAATGTCAAATAATCTTGAAATGCATTTCGTCCTTTGAAAAAATAAGTTGCAGAGTCTATTACCACCACTTTTGCAGACTGCTTCTTTCTAAGACGCTGTACAAGCTCATCATAATTGTCTTTTACAGCATGGAAATTTCCTCTTACAGAGTCTATACCGCATCTTTCCATTCTTAAAAAGAAATCATCATCATCTGGTTCTTCTTCTAATGAGTTATAAATGACTTTATAAGTTCTTGCAAATTCTGCAACAAGTTGCATTACAAAACTACTTTTTCCGCTTCCAGATGCCCCCCAAATCAGCCAAACACCTTTGTCTTGTGGTGTAGAGAACACTTCTTGAAATTCTCCTGTAAAAGGAATGTAGTGTCGCTTAGTATTCTTTATATTATCATAAGTAAGCGCTTGTTTTAGTTTAATTTCTTCCATGCTATAGGTTTGGTAGTTGTAATACTTTTCTTGCAAATCTTTCTGTCATTGGCTCTCCTGTTCGTATACTTTCTCTTTTTATAGGAAGCAGAGCATCGTGTAGTTCTCCGTAATTGTCACAATTATTTTGTAAGAACTTGACTAAACTTTTATCTTCAATATCATTTAAAAAGCCTTTAAATGATGTATCAATAGGGCTTAAAACTCTTATCCCGAATTTTATTCTTCGGTAGAACTGTGGCATGCCTGCTTTATTTTTCTTTTTGAGCGACTCTAGTTTGTCTGTCAGCTGGTCTGTCCCTATAAGGTTAATAGATACATATTTGTGTAAGTGGTCGTGTAGTTCTTTGATGTTGCAGAGTGTCGCTATCTTCATATATTCAGCCTCATCAAAGATTAAGACAGGCTTTTCTCCTTTCATTCTTCGGGCTTTTAGGTTTTTGATGATATCGCCCATTTTTTTAGACTTGGATTTACCATGCTTTAGTTTGAGAGCGTCTAAAATCTTATCCAAAAGGTCGGAGATGTTGTCCATAGAACCTACAGTGATTTTAAAGTTCTCTTTAGGGTTTTTGCTGACAAATTTGTCTGCAAAATAGGTTTTACCACATCCTGTTTCTCCAATAATTACCCTGGTATACCCAAACTCCTTAGATTCTTCCAGTGTGGCAATAATTCCCTTCATCTGGCTGGTGGGTATTGTTTTCCAGAGTTCCTGTTCTGCACTTTTACTGATAACATCAGCAAGCATTCTAAACCATTTTTCTGGGATGTCACCTGTGTTTCCTGCTCCTGCATTATATTTAAACTCTGAATTTGGTTTAAACATTTCTGATAAATACTCCTCACTAACTCCCGACAGCCTGTGCATATCTGCACTATTCATTTCTCTTTCCTGCATAAATGCGAGGGTATCTTTTACAATCTGTTTTTTTTCTGTTATATCCATATCTTTTGTTTTTATAGGTATTCGTTTAGATCCACTTTATCTGATAAATATTCATCTTGTTCTTCTTGCCAAGAGGTTTGTTTTCTCTCTTTGGTATTAGCTTCTATCTCTATTACTTTAGCTTTGGCTCTTTCTGCTGTTTTTAGCCTTGCTTTGGATTTTTGGTTTTTATGCTGTCCCAAACTATCCGTGAGCAAATGTTTTGCAAGGGTATCTTCTAGCGCTGGGTTATCCTGCATCATGTTACTTACTATTCTGCTGCTGGTTGCTCTTTCTTCTATGATGTAATCTTCTACCTGTTCGTTGTATGCGAATATTTTATGTAGTTCTTCTGCATCTCCCTCGGTTCTGTCATAGAGTGCCATTGGCTGGATGTATTTTTCTTGAAGCAGAAACTTATTTTTATCATCAGAGGATACTACCAATATCTGACTGAGGTCAAAAGGATTGTATTTTACCTGCCAATTAGTATGCAGAAGCATTCTGAAAGCAATATCAAAGCTGTCGTAACAACGCTCCTCGCCAAGTATTACAGGAGTAATTCCCTGTCCCTCTAGTTTGCAGGTTCTCTTGGTCTGCATTCCTATTACATCAAGAAGGTATTCCGTTTCCATATACCCGATATGCTCTTTTGGAGTTTTATCAAATCCTTCCAGGTAATCCTTTAAGAGTTCTTTCCTCTCAGCATTTATCATCGCTTCTATCTGTCTGCATACCCCTTTATAATCTGGGAAAGAGTGGCGTATTTTATCCAAAAACTCTGTATTTGGCTGGTTTTTACTCCCTGTTGTTACACCATATCCCGACCAATTAGGAGCTAGTTTACAATGTTTTTCATTGAACCTTTTAAACCACGGCTCTATTGGTTTAGCCTTTGCATTTTTGACTTTTGCAGGGGTATAGTGTGTACATATCCCTATATAATTTGCCTTTAATTCCTTACCTCCATATCGGTCTGACTGGAGCTGGTAAGGTCTGTAGTACTCTCCAAAAAGTTCCTTTATATGCTGAAAAGCATTCAAGGTGGCCTCTTGTATCAGTTCGGGTGTTTCGTGGGTGCCTATAGCATAGCCCACGGGGTAATAATTGAATGGGTCTAATACTATCACTGCATTTACCCTGTTAGTATAAGTGGTTACATTATGCCCTTTGCTGTTTTTATCTGTTTTTTGATAAAGAAGCTCTACATCCCAGCCGTCCA